TTAGATCAGACCACGCAGTAGCGGTAGCCACAACCTGCGAGATACCCACGCACCGAGGGCGAGCGCAATAGCCAGCAGGGGCGCAAATGCTTTGAGGCGCATAGCCTGCCACGCAGTGAGCTTGGCTGGGACTTCGACCACCTCGGTGACGCGGATGCTGTCTACTCGCCCAGTATTGATGGTATCTACTCTCCAGCGGTCACGCCAGCGGTACACCTCTTTGACCTTGTAGATGGTATCGCCAGCCATACGCTCCGTGAGGTAGATGCTATCGTGGATATACACGCTATCCAACCGCCAGCGGTCTCGCCACTCTACCCTCGTCCGCTCTACAGGCACAACACGCACCCTCGGGGAGCAGGAGGTGAGGAAGTAGCCCAGAAGTGCTACGGCTACGACCACAAGGAGCGTCTCCCACGCGCTCAGTCTATTTGTTTTCATCGTAAATCTGTGTAAATGCTTTGTCGGGTAGCCACAGCTTGCTACCTTTGTAGGAGAGAGTGCTGGGGCTGGAGATTGGCTTTCAGATTTCGTCATCATAAATCCTATCCAGCCCTGCCTCTCTATGCGCCCTACCGATTGGTAGGGCGCTTTTCGTTTAGGACTGAGCCTCAGAGTGCGAGCCTTCGGCCTGCTTCTTCTTCTCCTCCTCGATCATCTTTAGGTAGGACTCGACCGTGCTACTGATAGCCATCATCACCATAGAAGCCGACTCGTAGCTTGGGACGAGGTACTTGGCCTTAGCCTTGTCGTCCTCGCTATTTGCATCAAGACCAAGGAGGGTGACGATATCGGAGGTCATCGCTCTCACCCATCGCTGGAGGCGATCCTCGCCAAGCTCTTCTGAACCGCCACCTTCGCCGAGGATCGAGCAGTACTCCCCGACGTAGAAGAACATGTTATTGATAACCGACAAGATAGCCTTCAATTTGTCCTCGGGCATCTGCTGTACGGACAGCGAGCGGACGGTGTCCTTGAGCTTGTTGAACTCCTCGAGAGAGACGACGTCGCCTGCAGGTGCGGGTGCAGGGGTAGGCACTACGGGGACTAAGCTCGCGAGCCACTCCTGGAGCGTCCCCTTGAAGCCATCCTGCACCGCCAGCTCGTAGGCGGACAGACCACGCTCTCCTCGGAGAGCCACAAGCGCCTGCGCGGTGATGCTGTCAGTAGTTGCTTCGGTGGCGCTCTTCACGACCTTGCAGAGCGGTGCGACGATCTCATAGTCGTGATAGCCGTCAGCGTAGTCCTTATCGGGCGTGCGACCTGTGACGATCAGCGTATATACGCCAAGCCCGAGAAGGCGTGAGATGTCTGCCGTCACCTCTACCACCAGCTCACCGTTGGAGATGGTGTACGGGATCGTTGCGCACTGCGTCCCCTGCTCGCTCTTGACCCTCACGTGGAGCGCCTCGAGGGTGGTAGGATCGATAGCCTTACCCGATGGTCTGGCTACAAGAGCTACTCTGATGAGGGTGTCGTTGCCTCGCTGCGCGAGTGGGAGCGATGCCGTTGTCTTCTGGCAGGCGTCCTTTCCAAATGCGTTCATATAGGTTTGATTATGTTGTGTGAGGCTGTTGGTATGTTAGCAGGGTAGGCGGTGGCCTCACGTCACCGCCCGCCCTGCTGTTAGTTACTTTAGTCGGGTGAAGTTCTTGCCGTCGTTAGTCGTCATCGCTTCCTGCTTCGGCATTTCGCCGAGCGGTGGGATTGCGACGTGTACCCACACGCTCTGACCCTTGCGTTCGTAGATGACCTGCTGGAAGCCTCCGCGTTTGCGGATGATGTCGAACAGCTCCCGCAGTCGCTCTGGGCTCTTCGCTGGCACGATGTCAGCGGCCTGACCTGCTAAGTGCTGGCTGTTCTTTACTCCTCCGACGTCCTTATTAACTCTCCAGCTTCGGAAGCCCGAGGTCACCTTGATAGGCTCTCCGAACTCCTCGCGTATGCCGTCGAGGTAGTCCATTAGGCGCAGGAGGTCTCGCTTCTGCGTGGCGTTGGGGGTATTGGAGATGCCGAGACGGAGAGCCGTACCGCTTTGCGTCATCTCCTCGAGGGTGAAATACTTGCTCATACTCTATTCTACTTTTGCGAGGTTACGGACTTCATTCAGCGCCTTTGCCAGCTCCTTTGCCAGCTCCTGCGTCTGTTTAGCGCTGTTCTTAATCGAGGTAGTGTCGTGCTTGGGAAGGTTTTCCCAAACGCTCCAGCCCTCCGTGGCGACTGCTCCGATCGACGCAAGGACGGTCATATATGGCAGCTCGGGGATCGAGAAGCGCACCTCGAAGTCCACGAGGAACAGCAGGATATCGATGAAGGAGAACATTGCGATGACGAGGTAGTACCTGATGATCTTGCCGAAGACACGGCGCGCGATGCTTGACTGGATCACTTGCTTGTTACGCCTTGCTCGCATTATTCCCGTGATCGTGTCGATGATCACGGCGGCCAATACGATCAGCAGGGCTACCGCCATCAGCGCAGCCGTTTCCTGCACCTCCTCTGGTGAAAAGAATTTAAACATAGTCTCTTGGTTTGGTTGGTTATCGTGTTTTATGTCGAGCAGCCACACTACTTAGCTGCAGAATATCCTTTGCACGGATCTTACCCTCTACCTCCACTCGGATAGATGCTGCGGAGGTCAAGTGATTTGCGAGTCGCCCCTGCTGTGCCTTGTTAAGTATCAATTCGCCAGGATTGACTCGAGCGAGGACTCGGTCGCCCGAGCCATCACCGCCTGGCACGATACCACCATTGGCGAACTTCGGTATCTTCTTTGCCGAAGATGAAATGAGGGCTATCAGACCACCAACGGCAACCGCAGCAAGAGCCACACCGACAAACGGGATGCCCGCGTGTGCCTTGGCAGCCTTAGCAGCCGCCCCAACAGTGTCAGCAGAGGTCTCGGCCTGCGTGGCCGCTATACGTGCCGTCGTAAGCCCTAACTCCGTGGCGGTAGACGTTGCCTCCGTGGTTGTCACAAGCGTTCTACCTGCAACCTGCTGTGCCGTGAGAGCCTGCTCGGCTGCTGCCGCCACTTGTCTGGCCTGCGTAAGCCCCTCTATCATCTTCACAAGAGAGAGGATAGTGTCGATACCCTGCGTCGCAGAGTCGAACACCGCAAAGAAGCGCTCCCACGCAGAGGCCTGCACATCTGGGTCGAACGCCTTTTGCAACTCACTGAATGCGCTCTTGAGGTGGCGAGCACTCTGTGCCACGGACTTCAAGCCTGAAAACGACTGGTCCTTGACCGCCTCTCGGTACTTCTTCAAGTCGGACTGAATAGTCGCCACCTTGATAGCTTGATCGAGCGTCTTGGTCTCCTTCTGCGCCTGCTTGAGAGCCTCCGCAACATCCAGACCAGCCTTTTCAGCTTCCTGCAACTGGCGAACGTAGTCCTCCATAAGCTGCTTCTCCTCACCCAGCTTCGTAGCTTCGTCCTTTTTGTAGTCGTAGCTCGTATCTCGTACACCCTTGACTGGAGTGGCAGCCTTAGCGATAGAGGAGAGGTCGCTTGAGAGTTTTTCGCCCAGCTCCTTTTTGAGATTCTCCTGCCCCTCGGTGGTCGTGGCAGTCTGATTGGCTCGCTCACGTGTAGATGATATGAGCTTAGCGAGAGCTTCTGCATACTCGTTCTCCTTGAGCCTGCCCTCCTCACGTGCTTTCTCCAGCTTCTTCGCTTCGTCAGCGTAGTTGCGTTGTAGGCTTGCAATATCGGAGACAGCGTCTATCTCGCTCATCTTAGCCTTGACATACTCATTGTTTAGATCAAGCTCACCATGCGCCTTTATGGTTGCGTTCAGCTCGGCCTTAGCACGCTCGGCCTTAGCTCTGCGCAGATCATCCTCCGTAGCAAGACCATATTTTACCTGCGCTGTGATCAGTTTGAGTTCCGCTGCACTTCTCGCCTTCTCCTCAGTTACCTCCCTTTCTACAAGCAGATGCGTCTTTAGGCTGTTGTACTGCTGGTCGTTGAGGACCTTCTCACCAAGGAGTGATGCGAGCTTCTCCCTATACTGAGTGGCAACCTTGTCAAGTGCAAGACGATACTCCTCTTCGGAGATAATGCCTGCTGCACGCTGGTTGTGCAGTTCGTTGAGCTCCTTGGCGGCCGCTTCTCTTGTGCGCTGCAGTTCGCTCTTCTTCTTGCTCTTCTTTGAGTCATCGTCGGAGGAGCTTGACACGCCACCTCCACCAGCGAAGCTCCCGCCAATAGACTTTACCCCGCCTTGAGCTTCGCCCTCAATCTTGATGCGCTCGACATGTAGATCCTTGATCTTACCTTCCGAGTCAAGGACCACCTTTGCACTCTGCTCTGCGCCGTGAAGGTCGCTATATGTCAATCCCGACTTTCGGATATAATCAAAGAAGTCAAGAACCCCCTTTGACGGTGCAGATCCATTTGAAGATATATAGGCATTCTTCAAGTGGATAGTCGCAAACATAGATCCATTCTCGTGGCCAACATCCGCACTTTTAGCAAGCGCCTTTGTGACATTTTGCATCTCACCTGCCGATATTGACTTCCCTCCGCTTTTGAGGTACGAAGAGTACAAGTCCTGAATTGGCTTTCTCGCCTCTTTGGAGGTGTCGCTATAAAAGTCAATTTCTCGGTCGAGCTGCTTGAGCTTGAGTATCTTCCCTATAATTTTCTGTATGTCACCATACTTCCCTGCAATTCGGTCAAGAGAACCCTCCTGCAAGCCCAGGGACTTCTCTAACTGGTGCTGTACTGTCTTCTGCTCCTCGAGCTTCCCATCTAAGCTCTGATATAGATTAAACAGGCGTGAAATCTGTACCTCCTCATCGCTTCGAGTAGACTTGATTTCCCTCTGCTTGGCGAGGTACTCGTTCTGCAGTCCGTTAATCTCCTTCTGCTTACGATACCAGTCTGCAAGAGCGGTCACGATAGCCGTGATGCCAGCAATAATCGCCATTGGTGCAATCGTTGCCATAAGCCCACGGATAGTCGCCAGCGTGGAAGCCCAGGCGAGCTTTACCGTTGTCGTGGCTCTCGCCCATAGAGACACCGTGGCGGATGCCGCCTTGGTTTGCTCTGCGACAATCTCGCTTGCAGGACGGAACGAGAGGTTACCTGCATTACTGATAGCTCGCTGGGTGTTCAGCACACCAGCAACCGATGCAGACGACGAGGGGAGGTTGGTAGCTCTCCCTCCGATATTGTAGTGAGCCTTATCCGCAGAGGCCTGCAGATCGGCAAGGCGCTTGATGCGCGCTTCCTCATTCTTCGCGCGGGCTTCTGCGAGGAGTTCGCGTCTGTTGTGGTTTGCCTTGTTCAGTGCGTCACCAGTGGCGGCGAGCGCACGGGCATTCTGCTCCAGCTTCCCAGCTAAGCGTGCTTCTTCTCGCTCACGCTTCGTGATATTAGCGAGTTGCAGGCGTGACTGGTCGGCAATAGCCTTGTCGTACTCCCGCTGGCTCTTGGATACTATTGCAGCCTGCTCTCTCTGCAGGTCGCGGATAGCCTTCTGTTCTTCGGAGGTGTATCTCCCCGCCTTGTCAAGGGCAGAAGTAGCCGCCTTTACATCCTTTGGAGCTGTGGCAGCCTCCAGCGCACGCTTGGCAGCGGCCACTCGCTCATCCTTGGCTCGCTCTATCTGCTCCTGCTTGGCTATAATCTTAGCGGCTGCCTCATCATTGGCACGCTGTAGTGCGAGCTTAGCATTGGCAACTCTCTGCGCCGCCTCCTCTTCACTTCTCTGCAGACCACGGAGTAGAGCCTGATGCTCGTTCAGCAGGGTACGCTTCTCCGTCTGTGCGTTGGAGAAGTTATCTACCGCCTTTTGGAAGCGCACATCACCAGTGTATTTGGCTACCTCCAGTCGCTTCTTCTCCTTCTCCGTAATCGTGCCAGCCGCCTGCACAGCCGCCTCTGCACGCTGGAGCTGTTGCTGGGCTTCTGCGAGGGCCTTCTGTGCTTCCAGCTTAGCCCGCTTCGCCGACTCCTTGGCGGCCGCCTCGTCAGCTATGGCCTGCGCCTGCGAAGCCTTGATAACTGCCCCCGCTTGGCTCCATGTTGCAGAGAACTTCCCCCACAGACGCGCACCGAGCAAGCCCCCCGCCCAAATGTACAAGTTGGAGAGGTGTGTGCGCAGGTAGTCCAGCAGATCCTTTACCTTCTCGACAAGAGCCTTGAAGTTGTCGTACACGTGCAGAGAGTCCGCAAGGCTGGTAAAGGAGTTTTTGAGACGGCCAAGAGAACTCTCGAGGTTGTCGGTGCTGGTGTCCCCAGAGAGCTTTGCCAGCTCGTCGGAGAACTTACCCATAATCTCGGCGCTATATAGCTTCCCTTCTTTGAGAAGTTTATCCAGCTTTGACATTGACACGCCTGCGGCTTTCGCCATGGCCTGCATAGCTACTGGCATACGCTCACCAAGCTGGCGACGGAGTTCTTCGCTGGAAACCTTCCCCTTGCTCATCATCTGAGTAATCCCAAGGAGAGTCAATGATGCCTCACTCCCAGAAATCCCAAATGAAGCGATTGCTTTGCCTACATTAGAGAATATTCGCTCCTGCTCTGTGATAGACACACCTACAGCCGCTGCAGATGCCTTGAACTTAGCGAACGCCTCGGTAGTTCCGATGAGGTCTGTACCGTACTTATCCGTAAGCTCAGCAAGATATTTCAAGCTACGAGAGTACTCACGAGCATCCGTGCTGATATTACGAAGCACTACGCGCGCACGGCCTGCCTCTCGAGCCGTATTGACAAGAGAGGAGATAAAGCTACTGATAGAAGTAACGCCTGCGCCCAACGCACCAGCCATTGCAAGAGCTTGGAACTGGATGCCACGGAGCGAAGCCTTGGCGCTCTCGGCTTGCTGCTTGAACTTATCCGCAAGCAGCTCTAATCGGACGGAAAATGAAAGATTATTAGCCATAGGCTGGTAGGCTGAATGTGTGTATTACTTATCTGCGACTACGATTTTCGCATCCTTGAGCTGGTCAAAGATTGCCTGACCTACATCCTCGCTCTCAGTCTCCCACGGGAACGGCAGGAGCTTCTCTGGGGAGCAAACGGAGTCTTGTGCGAGGTGTGGGAGCATAGACATCCAAGTGAATAGACGCTTGTACTCGAGGCTCTCCTGCTTGCGCTTCTGTATGGCGTTCAGAAGCGCAGGTATCTCCCACAACTCCATTCTGTCCATAACATACCCTGCGTCAATACCTCCGTCCACGATTATCATATTGGCGATAGTCGTGAAGTCGGGTCCGCCATCTTCGTCGTCACTGGGCTCACCACCGCCTGCGTCATCCGAGATTGATGCCGTGATAGGAGTAAGCTCCTCCAGAGTGCGCTCCAGTCGCCCATATAGATGCGACGATACCTCTACGCTATCCAAGACAGACACCCACGCATTGAAAGGCATCTTGCTACCGCCCTCTTCGCACCTCTGCAAGCAGTAGATGAGGAGAGGTATCTGCTCCCCATCTTGGATATTCAGTGTAGAGAAACTCCGCGCGGAGAGCTTCTCGAAAAGAAGTACCGCGCGGAGTGTCAGTGGGAATGGCACGCTGTCCATTAGAGCGTAATCCCTGCGGCGGTAATCGCTTCGGTGCTGCCGATTTCCTTATCCGCCTTATCCTTGAGAGGACCAGAACCGTTCAGCGTGCAGGTGAAGGTCTCGTACTCACCGCCAGTGCTATTCTTGCTAAGGTCGGAGATAGTGACCATACCCTTACGGAGAACTTCACCCTTAGTTACAGTACGAAGACCTGCCGCATCCTCTGCGATAGTCACCGCGCAGATCTCGAATGTGACAGCCTTACCTGATGCGGCAAGGTTCTCAAGAGCGTTGTAGGACAGATGCCCAGCGGAGTTCGATACGTACGCTTCGATAGAGGCGGACCAGTCATTTCGACCACCGAGCTTATCGGGGCTCTTACCCGACATCTTACTGGAGATTTCGATCGTCTGCGGTGAGAACTTGAAATCATCCTTCTTCACGTAGGGGACGAACAGCCCAGCGATGAACATACTAGACGACTCGCCTCTGACGAGGTCCTTGTTCTTATCGTATTTGGGGTTGGGAGGTGTTTGAGTTGCCATAAGAACTGCTATTTAGTTATTGGTTTTGGTTATGATATTTCGAACGTAAGTGACTGAAAGAACTTGCCATCGGAGTGGCCCTCTTCGGACTCGTCGAGCGTAGCACGTGTTTCTCGCCAGCCCATCGTCTTCCCGACCTCATCATTGCGACCTCCATCGAGCACAGCATCCACCAGCTTCACAAGCTCAATAGAGCTGTCGTACTTATCGGAGAAGCATAGCACGGTTACATAAGCCTCGCTGTGCGTGTCGCCTGACTTGTCGCGGTCACGACCATAGGCGCTGCGATATACGATTATGTAGTCGCCAGCGGTTTCTTCGGGAGCTATCACGGGGAAGATTTTATCCCCTACAAGCTCACGCAGCTCCTCACACGCAAGGAGTTTGCTACGCACCCACTGGGCGGTGTGCCATTTTCTGTTGTTGTCGAGATAGATACTCATACGTTGGTTAAGACTTTCGTGACACCTGCGAGTAGTATTCGCTGTGCGCGTGGCGTGCTTCTCTGCTTCGCGTGCGTCCAAAAGAGGGTGGGAAGCACCCTGCCTCTGAACTTCCCGCTCCGTGTGTATCTGTCAGCCGTACCCTTGTCAATGAGGTGGGCGTGGTTAGCAGCTTGAGACTCCTGCCCCATCGCCGTCGCTCCATTGACATAGAGAAAGCCTACCGACACAGACACCCGTCCGCCTCTTCCTCTGCGTGGCATACGCCTACGCAGACCTCGGATGAGGTTGCCTCTTGGTACGTGTCCATTCCTATTCGGCTGCTTGTACAGAGGTGGCAGGGTCGTGCGAACATCCTGCTGGTACACCTCCGCAGCACGGAAGAATGGTTCACGCAGACTCTCTGGGCTTGGGGCTTCCTTGAGCCTTCCGATAAAGGACTCGACCTCGGGAAATCCGTTGAGAGAAACTACATCTGGCATACTCTATTCATCCACAAAGCGAGCTGTGACCTGCACCGTTCTGTCAAGCATAGGCTGTAGCAGTACGATGCGATAGAGTGCACCATTGAAGCGAAGCCACCCAGAGGAAGATAGACGCTTATCAGCACGAACCACGAACACCACAGCCGAGGTATCGACAACCTCACGGGCCTGCAAGCCGTCTTTATCGTAGGTCGGGCGAAGCGTTCGGAGGTAGGCACGAGAGCGGAAACTCTCTACCAGCTCCTCCTTTACCGCACCCGACACACTCTGCGTCTTTACAGCCTCGAGGAACACCAGTCGGTGTGTGAATGCTCCTGCGTTCATCGCTCTAATCGGTATCTGCCTATGAGTGAGCCAAGCGAAAAAGCAAGCTCCGTCACGCGTCCCACACGATACCCCTCTCGGTCAGCGTAGAAGCGTGCGACTATCATTCGGAGAGCGTGCCGAAGCGCTGGAGGCAAGTCGCCTGATGCCTGCTCCACCTCGACCAGTGGTCTGCAGAGAAGCCCAGAGAGATAGTCCTCGGCAGTATCAATAAGCTCGATAATGAAGTCGTCATCCTCTTCGTGGTCTACGTTCAGATGCTTCTTTGCTTCCTCGAGAGAGATATATGTGGGCATAGCTTACTTACGCTTCAGGCAGGCGAACGCTTCTGCACGGAGCACCGTGAGAGAGTAGTCACCATTGAGAGTGAAGTCGATGCGGTCCGTGATGCCGTTATACTGAGCATAGAGGCGGTCGCCACTGCCGTGATGGGCAAGGACGGCATAAGACAGCACACCGAAGAGAATGGCGTCCTCGGGCATGAACGTAGTAGACACTACGGGATAGCCGTTCATGTGACCATTCTCAAGGATCATCTGCGGATTACCCTTTTCTACTGGCGTAGACTTGAGCAGGCAGTAGGTCTTGGGATGCACGAAGTAAGCGGCACTGCCGTCTACCTTGACATTCTTGCCGAGAACCTCTGCCTCGATAGTTACTACGTCCTTAATGGTGGGTGCTGTCGTGCTGTTCCACGCACCAGTGATAGGTGTGCCGTACGGAGTAGCGAGGATACTCCCGATACCATTGTTGGGAGCAACTGGCGCAGTCTTAGCGAACAGAGCCGTGTTGATAGCCGTACCGACAGCCTGCCCAAGTCGCTCGAGCGTGATAGCTCGGAGGTTGAGATTGGTTGCCGTGATGGCCTGCGAAGTTACGGGCACATACACACCGACACGCTCGGGCTTAGCGGAAATCTTGTCGAGGCTGAGATTCTGGTCGGTGAGAGCGACATTCTCCCCTGCGATGGTTGCCGTAACGCCTGCAAGCACTGGCCATACGGGCTGGCCTACGACACC